AGATGATTGATTTTCCTTTAAAAGTATTTGCAAATTCAATTTTTGATCCTGTACGCATAATGTAATACATCGCAACATCAAGAGGGTTGGTTTCAATAAAATCAAGAATCAAATGATTAGGGATATCAAGTTCTCTATGACGTAAATGCTTTGATAAACCATGACCCATAAAGTCATCTTCCATAGTTGTCTTATTAAGAATTTTGTTAACTGTTTCATCAACAGATTCTTCAATTCTAATTGGCATATTTATTTCTATTTGTGTAAGTTCAATCTCATCTGCATTTATTTTTGATTCAAGTATTGGTATCTCATTCTTTAATTTTTTTAATGCATTAAGTTGTTTGTCGGTGTAAACACTTTTGGAATTTACTCCACCAGTATTTTTAAATTTGTCTGGGTTATCTTTTCTAAATTTAGAACCATGTTTTTTTAATTCAATGTCTTTAATAAGTTGTTGTTTTTCTAAAATTTTAATTTGGTTATTTTCAATAGTAACTTTTAATTTTTCACCTTTAATCATTTCTTTTGTAAGAAAAGGATTATCTGTGTACCATTTTTTTAAAATGTCTTTAAATTCGTCTATTCTTGTAGCAATAGTATCTATTTTAAAATATCTAGGAAAATAAGTTCCTTTATATTTAGGATCAAAATCTAACTTTTCTAATACTTTGGCATCTTGTAAATTTTTTTCTGTTCTATCAAGCATTTTTCTTAACTGAATTTTTTCTCTACCATCTTTTTTTGCTTTAAATTTATTGCTTAAATCTTTAACTTTATTTTCTAAAGTTTTAATTTTTTCAATTAATGATTTTTTAGTAAGCAACATTCCATTATCAATCATCTGAACACCATATCTTGTATAGAACAAATCCATCTCATCAATAAAACGCTCTTCGTGTACCGATAAACGAGGACGACTAGCATCAGCTTCCCTTAATATTCTTTCTCTTCCAAGACGATCAGCAAACTCTTTAAAATCTTTTGACCCCCAAGGTATTCGTTCACCAGCACCTTTTAAAAAATCATGGTATATATTTGTCATCTTATTAGAGTGCGCTATATAATCGCCAAAATATGTTACGGATCTCTGAAAGACTGACGATATACCTTGACCAGCCATATTAAAAGCTTGTGTTAAACCACCATCACCACCAATTTGAAGCATTAATTTTTTTACTGATTGAGGAGCCGATGATTGCATAACACGTTTGAATGGCGTCGTCACAGCTTGAAACAAAGGAGAATTAACAAAACGATTATCTTTATAATTAAAAGGTGTTGTTCGTGTTTCATCAATTGCTTTAGCAACAGCTTGTTGGTCATCACCAAAACGTTTTGCATGACGAAACGATCCTCTTACGCCTGTCAATCCACCAAGCACACCAACCAATGCTGTTGATCCGGCAATGTTTACGCCTGTTTCCATAAGACTGCTATCAGGATCGAAAGGCGCACGTATAGCTTCTACTCCAGCACCAATAACAAAACCTGATTTAGCACCACTAATTGCTCTGGCTGTCATTGTTACACCTTTGAACGGCAATGAAAGAAGATTAACAGGATCAAGAATACCAGCTGTAATTATAGAACCCCAACCTGTTCGTGACATAACATCACGATTGTTCTGCATTTTATCAGCATGGTTTCTTAAATAATTTAAATGATCTTTAGAACGTGCCTGTGTAAGAAACGAAGCTCTGTTACGATTTTCTAAATCACCTAAAGAAAGATGTTGAAAAATATCAAAGTTTTCATCTTCTTCAAATGTTGAACCATATAAAGCACCCATGATTGGTCGGTATTGATAACCATAAGTTGCTGACATTCCATCCCAAAAAGAAGGATCGGCTTCAGCCATAGACATACTATCATAAGCTACTAAAGGTTTGCCAAGATCAGCCATTAAAATGTTTCCAATTCATCAATACCATAAATTTCTTCATAAGAACCACCACCACCAATTGATGGCATAATAGGGTATTGATAATCTTCTAAGTCTTTATTTGCCTGGTAAATTAATTTTGTATAATCTAAATTTTGTTTTAATCTTTCTTTATACGCTTTATCCATTTGATCAGCGTATTCAATTAATTCTATAGAAATCATTTCAGATTCCTGTGTTTTAGGATTCTTTTTAATAATAGGCTCAATCGATCCACCAGCTTCACCTTTCATCAAATAGTAACGCACATTGCTGTTTGCCGAATTAGGATCAACCATAACAAAAACATTTTCACCCAAAACTGCATCCTTAACACCACTTAGTTTACGAACCTCTGCTTCAAAGTTTTGCAAAACAGAAGTACCACTACCAAAAATAACTTCAGGAGAATACCTTGTTTGAAGAGCAGTACCACCTGAACGTAAATCAACAGTGTATGCAGACTGCACCCATTTTTGCCGAACAGTCGCCGTCATTATCTCCAATGCATCTTCAGCACCAGTTATATTTGCTAACATTAATGTTTCATCAACAACTTCGTTAGCAATTAAATTGTCGCCAAATTCTTTAGCTAATTCACGAAACATAAAAGCTTTAGCACCTTTAAAAGTTTCAATCGCTTGATCAGGTTTCATATCTCTATTTATTGAATCAATTGCTTTATTAACACGTAAATTTTCTGGCACATTTGCTGAATCAATAGCAAACTTCAATCCTTCAGCTGTGTTATCAAAAGTTATAAGATTGTTAATCGCTGTTAATTTACTATTTAATCCAGGCTTTAAACCAAAAGCACTTGTTATATCACGAGGAATACCTGTACTTGACATATTGTTTTTCATGTTTTGAAACATTTCCATCATAGCAAAAGCTTCATCATTTTTTAATTGTCCAGTAGTTAAACGTGTAAAATGATTTTCTAAAACTTTAGGTATCTTTTGTTGTTGCTCAATTATAGTATAAAATTGGTTCTTTTCATCTTTAACTAATTGAATAATTTGATCAGATGTTAAAGGCTTTGATGGATCAAACGGTACTCCTGATTGATTAAAAACATAAGATGTATAAGCGTTCATAAATTTTGGTGGTATTGGTGTCTGTCGCCCTGTATCTAACAATTTTTGAAAATTTATATTTTCAAGTTGAACAGCTTGGTCATTTTCAAGTTTCTTTTGTATTTGTTCTAAAGATGTTATGTGCCGTGCGATTGTATCATTATCAAGAACATGAGGATTGCTATCAATTAATGTTTTAATAGTATCAAATGAAACACCAGTTTTAATCATTCTTTCAGAATCTACTAAATCAATAACACGACCTTGTGCTGTAGCACTTACAACTGCTTGTATTTCTTCACTATTAAATCCTCTTGTAGCATCTCCTAAACGTGCTTTCATAATGTTGCGTCGTAGTTCAGCAACTATATTTGTTTTCTGTGACGCTGTTGCATCTCTATTGTTGACGGCGTCAACCCACATATTTTCAATACGAGCCTGTAAGTCTTCACCTAATCTTTTGTTGCCTTGTAAAAAAGCATTAATAGATTGATTTGCCATCTGTGTTGATAGTTCAAATGTTTCTGCATAGCGTTGTTCAGATTCAATCTGAAGTTTATTTCGTAAAGCTGTATTGGTTCCAGCTGAAATTTTAGCTGAACCATAATCCTGAATAAATCCATGGAACTCAGGATCAACCGAATCTTTTAAAGCACCAATAGCAATCGATGCTGATGTATTGAAAGATTCTGAATCAGAAGGATTATCTTGTAAAGCTATCATAACTTTGTTATCAATTGACACTTGCAACTGGTTTTGATAACGGCTCATCATCTGTTTTTCAAAAGCACGTTTACCAATCAATCCCATACCTGACGGCAATTCAGCTTTAATAATGTTTCCGTTATCATCTAGAATATCAGCTGACATTGCTTTTCTTTGTCCAGCAAGATCGGCTTCTATTGCTGATTGTTTAAATACTTGTGCTGATAAAGCCTGTGATGTTTCTGATATTGTTTTCCATGTTTCAGCTTCCCCTGATAAAACTTGTGATTTTACAACGCCGATAGGTTTATTAAACATTCTACTTTTTTCACGGATGACAGCCATTAGTCAGATTCTCCTGTACCAAGTGATTTGTATTCAGAAATTCCTGTTCCTGTATTTGACAGTAAACTTATCAAACCTGATTTGCGAAGTGACCTTGCACGATCTTTTGCATAAGATAATGTTTCAGTCTTTTTTAAATTATAGTTCTTTTCCATAGCATCTGATTGTATGCCAATACGTTTTATATCTGTTTCATAGGTTTCATAGTTTGATTTCTCAAAGGCTTTAAAAGAAGGATCACTTGCATCACGACCAAGATAGGCACGGAAAGCAATGTTTGATGCCATGCTTTCAGAAAAACTTTTCATACGATCTGTTTCTTCCTGTTCAGCATTTAACTTTGCCATTTGTTTTTCTTGATCAATACGTTCAGCTGTACGAATCGATGCATTAATCTCAGCATTTGCCATTGATTGATTTGCTTGATACGACGCCATGCTTGAAGCAATCGTTGTAAATAAATATAATTGAGGACCAGGAATACACATTAGAACGCTATCTCCACTATCATGCCGTTAATCTGCAAAGCCACTGGCGCCGTCTGCGTTATAAAAACTCTTGGATCACTGCTATACCCCAGCATACGAAACTCCTTTTTGCCATTAAATAATGAAAACCCATCTGAGAAATCATCAGTAACTTTTTGCAATATAAGAGGAACCGATGTTCCACCACTACCCACAGAAACTGAAAGTGAATCAACAAGGTCAAGATTAACACGAGTAACTTGTCTTGGTTCAGCTGTCAAAGGACCACCATCAACTTGTGCATCAATAGGAAGTGTCGTCAGGATGCATGTAAAACCAAAACCAATCTCTGCCGACGATAGGGAGGAATTTACCGAAGAAACATCGATTTGGTTTGATCCTTGAGTAAACGAACCGAGATAGTTGAAGCCATCAACAACATCTAAAACAGCGTTGTTATCAAAAATTGTATTAGTTGTAAATACACCTGACGAACCACTAAAGTCATCACTGCAATCAACAGATGCAGTATCAAGAAATTCTTCTAGCATAAAGCGTGTTGTACCACCACCTAAATCCCTAGCAACAACAGCAAACAATCGTTCATCAACAGTACACATAGAATGATAAGAACCTTTGGTTGTCCACAATGTCCACCCAGCTTTTTCTTCATTACGAATAGAATGAAAGACGGCGACAGTTCCATCGTTGTTTACATAAAAAGCATAACTCTCTGGTCGTGCTAAAGCACCACGCATAGCTGTTAGTTGAACAGGATCAACAATTAAATGAGATGATAGCAATGATATTGGTGTCGATACATAGGCTGATTCTTTATCAGAAAAAACAAACTCACGAATAGTTTTACCTCCTTTTTGAACATACAATGTTGCACCATCAAAAGGCATAGGTCGAGCAAGCGATGTTCCAAAAGGTGTTTGTCTTCTTACCTGTGCATTGGTTGGAGTTAAAGCACTATCAGCAAAAGAAGGAATATAGAACTCTGATGTACTAGTAAAAATTTGTAAGTCTCGTGATGATGTCATGTGACGGATAGTATTAAATTCTCCAGCACTAATTGCAAACTGTATGCTGTCATCAGCTGATGCATCATCAACATCAAAATTAAAATACTCACTTGTCTTCGATGCAAAAATGCCGTCTGGTTGATCAGTTGTTCCTCCAAACCAAAGACGATCTTCATGGAAAGTAACAGCTGATGGGAATCCACGAACTGATGAAAAAGATTGTTCATCCCAATTTGTAGAAGCAGTTGTTGCTGATAATGTTTTACGAACTGTTCCTGTTACGACAGTTGCACTCGTATAACCAGTTATTAAAACTTCATTACCAGCATATCGAATAATCTTACCAACATGACCTGACACCCAATAAGCCGATGACGTCGTCATTGTCTTACCTGTTCCACTTGTAGCTTGTGGAGTTAATGTTACACCACTTGCTTGAAAAGAAAAATAAGGTTGAAATGTTTCATCATCTGCTGTTGTTGTATCAAAAACATATTTACGAACTTCAAACGCTGTTAAACTCGTTCGGACAATACGCATAGGTTGATGCGTTGAATGACAGATAAACATATTATCAGCTGATTGTGCAAAGGTTGTCGCTTCAATCGTATCGGTTGTCCAAGGCAAAGTAGCACTGTCTGTGTCTTGTGTTAATGTTTGAATATGTGAAATAACACCAGTTGATGCAACAATACGAAAGAAGTCACATTGACCAGCACTGAAAGCAACAATGTAACGTTCGTCATCCGAAAATTTAAACGCTTCAATACGAACTTGCAATCGGTCATTCCCACTAAAATTAGTAGATGCGAGTCGTCCTGTATCTGATGCTTTTACAGTAAGATTAGAATTTCCATACGCATCTCTTTGAACAGTTACAACATTAGCTGAAGGATTAGATACAGTAAAACCACTAATAGCATTAATAGCTGTATAGAGATTATCAGCTGTTGTATCATTAGATTCATTCGCTCTTACATAATGAGTATTGCCTGAAGAAGAACTCGGTGATGTACCACCAGCTGTTTCAAATTCTACTGTTATTAATGTGCCATCTTGCTTAAAAAATTTAATCGTTGATCCTGTTGCAATGTTTTCGTAATCAGTAACTGTAATTGTAAAAGTTGGTAAAGTTGCTGTTATAGAACTCCATTTATAAATAAACTCAGTACCAGGACGGCGTTTAACTCCACCTTCTGCCATTAGGAAAAAGTTGCGTACCTTTTCAGCTGATTGAACATACACATTCAAATCAGTTCTTGATGTCATTGAAGGGCTTACTTCTCCACGTTCAAAGTTGTTCAATGGAACACGGATACGAGCCATTAGCTAATACTCGATATGTTACCTGTTTGACGACGTGCTGTTATGAAACGATTGGTATTGAGTTTCAAAGTCGTCTGTTGCTGGCTGTCTAAGGTTCTTGCTTTCTGCATAAAGAAACGTGCTTTGTCAAACATGTTGTTCGACATTTGATCATTCCGTGCAAGCGATAAAGCAAAATGTCCAGCAAGTTCATAGACGACAGCCTGTGTAAAATAAGAAGGCCATCGGCTTTCATCCTGTCGAAAGTTATAATCAATAATAACTTCATCATTAACAGTAGCGTTATTAAAAATAAAATTACCATAAATTTGGTATTCAATAGATCGATCATTTATTGTTACAGTATTTACCATAAGGGAATCCGAAGGGATTTGATAACTAGCATCCCAACGTCCTGTCGGTGCATCTGACAATCTGTTAGCAACAGCTTGATTAACAGCAAAGCGCCACCTTGTATTAACAAGTGATGCTTGGGCTGTATCCTCATAAAGATTCACAGCTACCAAAGCTTCATTTGATCCATCATCAAAAGATGTCATTGGCTGGGCGCCAATCAACACCAGCGATCTTGTGCATACGTCAATGGGAGAAGTTGCTGATGTTGATGTAGCCATGTTAACTCTTAGTCTGAGTCAGTTGCAGTTACAGTTAAGCCATCCACAACGTCGATAGCTGAACCAGTTGATGCATTTGCATAAGTCAAAGTAACCACTGGAGTACCACCAGTAGAAGTCACAGCAATGATTACGTCATTAAGACCAATCATATTAAGTGATTCACCAGTAAAATAAGCCGCCGTATTGACTGTTGCAATCGTATCGGTTGTCGTGTAGTGCCATAAATTAACACCAGAACCACCAGACAATCGAGTTAAATTTGCTTTATCGTAAGCCATATCTACTCTCCTATGAGTTGTTATCTAAGACTTCATAGACACCATTGTCATCAATGACACAGGCGCCCATGGACATCATGGATGTTGCAAGATGAGATACCTTTTCAGGTACGTAGTTCAATTCTGTTGTGACGTCGGCGCCAATGCCTAATCCAACAGCTGATGAATGATACGCTATATTCTTACCAGCTGTAACAGCTGATGTACTGTAGAACATAAAGCCTAAAAAGTTTTTAGCTGTCATACCACCAGCGTAAGGCAAGTTTGCTTCACCTACATAGTCAGCACTTGCAAATTCGTTGATAGCAAATAAGTCAGCAAAACCTTTTGGGTTCATGGCAACAAAACGTCCACCATCTTCAGGAACGTCAGCGACACCAAAAGTTTCAAACAATGATAACACATCGGCTTTTTCTAAAGCTGAACTTGTATCATGGATTTGAGTAGAATTAGCACCAGCGTCCATAGCTGTAATAAGAAGTTCATCAGTCTTTCGACCTAAAGCACCAGCTTCAGATTTTGCAATCGCCTGACGTTCATCTATATTGGTTTTAATTTCATCGAGTTTATCGATGTATTCGGCGGCGTAATAGTCAGCCATTGTTGCTTCCACTGTTGTGTGGGTAAGTTCCATCGGTGTGACAGAACCATTTCTGCTTTTAGTTGAAGCTGATCCAGAAGCTATTTTTTGAAATCGAACAACGCTTCCTCTAATATTAGATACAGTACGAACTGTGTTTCTAATTTTAGAACCCATTCTTTGATATGCTAAATGGACTTCTGATTCAAACTGTTTAATAAAAGCAGTATCTATGGAATTAGCCATAAGATATCTCCTATAAAAAAAGTTTCGTTTACAGTTGGTTATCCAAAATTAGGTATCAATTCGATTGTCTCATACGAGGTCGATCAACCACAATCGGGCCTTCATGCTGGTAGAAGTTGCACTTCTACGTTCACTTGACAACGCACAAAACGTAAACAAGCA